CAAAGTCCTTTCTTCTGTGGCTATATCACACCACAGGGATGGTACAAACAGTCTTATGGATATAGCAACAGAGAGCCACAGCAAATTCCAAGCCTTACAGATCTAAACGATCTTGATGGATACCACAGACTCTTTCAAGGAACAACTCCGAGTTATGTTGGCAATACATTTACCACATTCAATGCAATTGTAAATGGTTCAGTTGGAACTCCATCTAACGAAAGAGAAGCAACAAGAAATCTTCTCTATGTTGATACAGATGAAGTTAACTTTGAAAATGCAGGTATAACAAACGCAGCAGGAAGCACAGCGTATCAACCCCGCAAATCTATGGGCAGTGTATGGTACTCAGGATTGGTTAATCAGTTCCGAATATCAGAAGATGGTGGTCCGAATCTTGGTCAATTTGGAAGCATAATCTTTGATCGTTATACACTAGGATATATCGAAAGTAGTCCTGTTTCTTCTAATGATAGTATTACGACAAAAAACCAAATACCACAAGACCTAACGGTATCAACGATATACTCTTCACAAACAACAAACCTTAGAGCAAAGTGCTATAAATCTGTTCTACGATTTGGAAAGAACGGAATAAAAGTATCAAGCAGGGTAAAACTTGGACTAGTAAAGGATGTGTGTCTTGTTTTCATAGGCAATCGCTCAAACAACAGCAGATATTATGGTCTTGCAGCAGACAAAGAGTCTGTTATCAATGCAACAAATATTGCCGTGTCAAGTTTCTCCTGTGGCATTTCTTCTAGAAATCAGTCATTAGTAAATCTTCTTGCTGATATGGGAGATAACACAAGCACAAAGAACAAAGGCATACTGGATGCAATAGATCCTGGTGCTGTTGTTTCTGCGTGTGACATAGGCATAGAAAGTGCGCTCAAGTCCCATGTCAATGCTCAAAGAACAGTCAGCAGTGGGTGCAGATCTGCAAACTATCTTGCCATAGCAAACTCTTCAATGGATTGCTCTAACTCTCTTTCTGTATCTGGCTTCAAGCATGGATATGTCTGTGAGTTCAATTCCTATATGAAGGCACTAAACACTTTCTCTGAATTTAATGGTGGTATAGGATATGTTTCATCAAATAGCAGCATACTTGTCTGCCATCGTGGTCGTGCTATATGGAACGGATACCACGGAGTAATGGCTGATGTTAATTCAACGATAAAGTGTTATGAGTTCATTTCAAGATCCAATGATGGTGATGGAATAATAGCAAAGAACAGGTCAAGAATATACTCTGGAGCAAACTCTTCAAATTGGAATAACTATAGAATGGAAATGCTTGCAAGTGGATTCAAAGATCTAAACGGTCAAGACTATCGTGGAATCCTGACAATGTTGCCTCCACATCTATTCCAAGTGACAATAAACCATCCCGCTGTAGATCCGAACAATCCTTTAAGACTTCCATCTCCTGCATATGCTATAAATTCAAATCCAACTGCTGCAACAAATGTGTTCTATCACGAATGCAACAGCACAATATGCGAATTCAATGCTGGTTCTGGATTTGCATCGGAAACAGATTCTCTTGTTGTTGCAGACAATACAATATCAAGATTCAATAGCAAGAAATATGGAGAATTCTTCATATATGGTTGGTCTGGCTTAAGAGGATCGTTCCCAACAGACACATTTGCTCCATTCGAAGGAGTAGCATAATGTCATACGATGGTGACTATGATCCTGCTCCAATAAACTTTCCTGGTATATCATATTCTCCAGGATATGAAGCGGGTGTCACATGGGCAACGCAATACACATCTGAACTTGGTGGAGCACTGGCACTAAGTCAAGGAATGTATTATCTTTCAAACTTTGTCACCCGTGATCTTGCTGGTAGAACAGCAGGAATATGCGTCAATCCCTGGGATTTTAATTTTGTAAAGGCAAGACCAGTTGGTGTTGGTATTGTTGCAAGACCAGAGGATTATACAAGAACATCATTCCAAGAGTGTGATTGCTCTTATCATAAATGTGATAGACAATTTCAAGGTCTTGGATATACCCTTGATTTTGCACAACTTTGGGGGGATAGCGACAACCCACAACCAGGAAAACTTGCATATGCTTTTGCTGGTGCTGGTGGTCTTCCAAATTCTCCAGGATTTTCAACAAGAAGTTTCGATTCAATAGGATTTCCAAAGGCTTTAAGAGATCCAGCCAGTAGTGGAAACTATGAGAACAATTTTGGTGGATCTAATCCGTGGGTGGCAGAAATAACTCCAGAAAAGTTAGGAGAATACAAAACAGCCCTTGCTGCTCTGGATCAGATTCCACAAGGAACAAAAGAAACAAATCTTCTAACTTATGCCCTGATAGATTTCTGCCAAAGTGTTACAGGTGGTCTTTTATTCAAAAATAATATCGTATCTCTTCTGGCATTTGCACAAGAAACTTTGGTTGTGTCAGGAGACTTTGACTATGGTGATATTGCCAACGAAGGAGCCGCATGGAACGCTGCTGCCGCTGGAGTCATAAATAATTATCTTAAGAATGCCGACATACCAGGTTTTGATGCAGATTTCATCTACAGAAACATAGGTTCATCTGTTTCTGCAAATATTCAAGAAAGATGTATGTGTGTTGATGCAGGAATGTACGGATATGATGCCTATCCCTTTGCAGACAATGAAATTGTAATAGATCAATTGAAAGTCGAGGGAGACAATGTTGGGGGTATAGACAAATTCCAACCACTAGGATTTGAAGGTGGTCCGAGAGAGTTGGCAGAATTCTTAACCATTGATGGAAATTATCTCAAATCACTAGGAGTCACAGGGGCAAGAGATTACAAATACGGTCCGAACTGGGCATATGGAACAGGATTCTCTGAATTGAATGTTGTTTCTGTCTCCACACCAGCATATAAGAATTGGGAAGTACGGGACTCTGGAAAGATAAGAATATCAGGAACTCCAAACGGAGAGCCATATTCTCTTGGAGGAAGACAGTGGTTAACCTGGGCACAAAGAATAGGAGTGCCTCCTGTTGAATATGTACCAATCAACACCATCACTCTTGGTGGAGGAGATTTTGTTGATCCTAACTTCGGCTATAAGGGAAATCTGCAAGGAAGCATCATATACAAAGGTCGGCTCAAGGCAGATGTTCTTGCTTATGAAACTCAAGACTACCAGTACGCTTTCTTGGGTGCATCTGCATCGAATGGATTTGGACAAGGAAGAGAGGTTTTCTTTGGATTGACAACCATTAGACATATTGATGCAGTAACAAATGAAGATACATATGGCATATCTGGATCAATTGAAGATATTGTGTTTTCAGAATTATTCTCTGAATCCCCTCAAGATAAAACTATTTACAGATTGTGAGTATAAAAATGAAAGTGACTCTAGAAACCCTGTTCCAAGCACATCCAGCCTTTGAATTATTGGGTAAACAATTTTTTCTTGTAAGCAAAATAGTACCTGTTCGTGATCTTTTTGAACAGGTAAATGGCTATTATGCAAAGATTGCAAAAAAGCAGATGGAACTTCTAGAATTCTATGGTAAAATGCAAGAATCTGGTGGTTACGAAGTAGAAGAAGACAAGAAGCCATTTTATGAAAAAGATCTTGCAGAGTTCCTTTCCGAAGAAGTAGAGATCAATTGGGAGCCAGTTCCTGTTGAAACCCTCGGAGAAGTTCGTATGCCAATACTTGCCTATGAACTGTTAAAGTTCTTGTTTGTTGAAACTCCTAAATCAGAGTCTTAAGAAATCCTACAAATTCCCCCTTATACATACTGTTGAAAAACAAATTTAGGGGGGCAAATGGCTCAACCAGTTTCAAGACAAACACTCAAAGACTACTGCCTTCGTAGATTGGGTCATCCAGTCATTAAGGTCAATGTTGATGATGCTCAAGTAGAGGATCGTCTAGATGATGCCTTGCAATTTTTTGCAGAATACCACTTTGATGGAGTGGAAAGAATGTTCTTTCCATATCAGATACTTCAGACGGATATCGACAACAAGTACATCAACACAGATACAATAAGTCCCAGTATCATCACGATAACCAGAGTATTCCCATTTAGTGAAACAGGTATGTCTGCCACTAATTTCTTCAGTGCTCGCTACCAGATGCACCTACAAGACTACTTTGGACTAAGAAACGGTTCCTTTAACCTATCTTACTACGATATTGCACAACAATATATCTCTCTCGTTCAGCAATACCTTGAACCAGAAAAGGCTGTGACATTCAGTCGGGTGACTAACAGGCTGCGACTCGACACCAATTGGAGCGAAACAATGTCTGCTGGCAACTATCTTATGATAGAAGCCTATGTTGTTCTCAATCCCAACACTTATACAGAAATCTACAACGATAGACTTCTAAAAGAATACCTTACTGCTCTAATAAAGAGGCAGTGGGGTCAAAATCTTTCAAAATTCACAGGAATTGCACTTCCAGGTGGTGTTCAGTTTGACGGTCAAAAGATACAGGAAGAAGCACAGACACAAATAGACAAGATAGAAGAACAAGTTCAACTTAAATACGAACTGCCTCCTGATTTCATGGTGGGATAAACTCTGATGGCAAAAAATCCTTACTTCAAATATCAGGCAAGCGAACCCCGTTTGATGGAGGATCTCATCATTGAATCCATCAAGATTAACGGGGATGACTACATCTATATCGCAAGAGAAGCATTTAATCGTGACTATCTCTTTGGAGAAGACATTGGTTCTAAATTCAAAGATAGTGGAATAATAGAAATGTATCTAAAGACCTTTGATAGTAATACAGGTTCTGAACTATTTTCCAAGTTTGGTCTTGAACTTAAGGATAGATTGACTCTTATAGTATCAAAGAGAAGATTTGAAGAAGTTATTACTTCACATTTCCCAAGTGTGCTTCGTCCAAGAGAAGGAGATCTAATCTACTCTCCGATAACATATGAACTATACGAAATACAGTTTGTTGAGAACGAAGTTCCTTTCTATATGGGTAACAAAAACTTTGTATATGAACTGACGGCTCAAACATACCAACACAACCAAGAGCAACTGCAAACCGGTATGGAGAACATTGATGTCATAGAGACTAACGCAAAGGATCTTCTGACATATATCGACATATCTGGTGTAACAGGAGAATTCCAAGTAAACGAAACAGTATATGTTGGAAACAATCCAGAAGACTCGGATTTCTCTGGTGTTGTTACCAATTGGAGTGAACTCAATCCTGATGTAATGTATCTAAAATCAGTTCAAGGTAATATATCGTCTGCCATATCATCTGTTATCAAGGGAAGCGACTCTGGTGCAGAGGCTATTGTTGATGGAAATCTTGGAAATACCACAGATTATGTCACCACATATGAATTTGGAAAGAATGATGATATTCGTAAAGAGTCCCGCACAATCATAGACTTCTCTGAAGTAGATCCATTCTCGGAGGGTAATTACTGATGTTTGGCTACTTCTATCACGGCACAGTCAGAAAATTTGTTGTTGCCTTTGGCACATTATTCAACAACATCTACATCAATCGTGTAGACGATCAGGGCAATAACAGCAAGTTTAGGGTTCCGCTTGCCTATGCACAAAAAGAGAAGTACATAAAAAGAATTCAAGAGTTTCCATATCTTCAGCCCGATGAAAATCAACCTGATGTTGCGTATTCTTATATGCCAAGAATGTCATTTGAGATGAATAATCTTACATATGATGCTTCTAGAAAAAGAAGCAGTATGTCAAAGGTGTATCAACCAAATGCTACAGGAACATCGTTTACATACACATACGCAGAAGTACCATATAATTTTGACTTCAGTGTTCATATTATTGCACGAAAGATGGAAGACGGTCTTCAAGTAATCGAACAAATACTTCCCTTTTTTACACCAGAATTTAACTTGACACTTGATCTTGGCTATTTTGCAAAGAAAGTGGATATCCCCATAATCCTTACATCATATGAACAGCAGATAGACTACGAAAGCGATGCTTCGGATGCAACTGAAAACCGAATTCTGATTTGGACTCTGAATTTCACAGTTAAAGGATATCTGTATGGACCGACAAAGAATGCCGAAGTAATAAAAAAGGCTATTGCTCAATTCTTTGACTATAAGAATGCAGGATCTACAGGAGCGGTAACAGGTGCTACTGGTGATAGAATAGAAACGGTTGTAGTTTCTGCAACTGGAGGCTCTGGAACTTCAATAGGAACAGGAGCAACGGCATACGGTTATGTAATAAAGGTATTTGGAAGTGATGCAACAGACGCAGACATATTTGGATAAACGAGAGGGTTATTATGGAAGATATACCACAAGAAGACAAAATTTCGAATAAACTTGATATAACCTATGTTCCACAAGGAAATGCGATAAAGAAAATCGCACCAGATGTTGCAGCCATTGAAGGTGGAAAGCCTATAGATGATATAGATCTAAAGAAAGACTATATGACAGTCAGAAAGAATCTCCGTGAGATTCTTATGACAGGAGCGGATGCAATAGACAGCATACTAACTGTAGCCAAAGAAAGCGATTCTCCCCGTGCTTATGAAGTTGCAGCACAACTAATAAAGGCTGTTGCCGATGTAAACAAAGACCTTCTTGAAATACACCACAAAGTCAAGACAATTGAGGGTGGAGATGGGGGTGGTCAAAAAGCAACTTCCATTACCAACAATTCTATATTTGTTGGAAGTACAAAGGATCTACAGGCTGTTCTAAAGGAACGGTACAAGGAACTGATGAATACAAAAGTCATAGATGCCGAAGTTCAAAGTGTAAAGGATTCAGAAAATGACCGACAGACTTGACAAAGGGGCATATCTTGGCAACCCTAATCTAAAATCTGCGAATGTTCCTGTTGAATTCACAGAAGAGCAGGTGGGAGAGTACCTTCGTTGTTCTGAAGATCCTGTTTACTTTATCAAAGAATATGTAAAGATTGTAAACTTGAATGAAGGTCTTGTTCCGTTTGAACTCTATGACTTTCAAGAAAAGTTTGTTCGCACAATTCATCAGAATCGTTTCGTGATATCAAAGTTTCCCCGTCAGAGCGGAAAGTCAACAACAGTTATTTCTTATATCCTCCATACGGTTCTTTTCAATCCTAATCAGAATGTCGCTATTCTTGCAAATAAACTTGCTACAGCCCGTGAACTGCTGCATCGCCTTAAACTCGCATACGAGCATCTTCCAAAATGGCTTCAGCAGGGTGTCTTGAGTTGGAATAAAGGATCAATAGAACTAGAGAATGGATCAAAGATTCTTGCGTCTGCAACCTCGTCATCCGCTGTTCGTGGTAATTCTTTCAATCTTATTCTCCTTGACGAGTTTGCGTATGTTCCTTACAACATAGCAGACGAATTCTTTTCTTCTGTGTATCCAACAATTTCATCAGGAAAGAACACCAAAGTCATAATAGTGTCAACGCCTAAAGGCATGAATATGTACTATAAACTTTGGACAGATGCTGTAAATAAAAGAAATGAGTATGTTCCTGTGGAGGTGTTCTGGGATGAAGTGCCTGGTCGTGATGAAGACTGGAAAGCACAAACCATCAAGAATACATCTGAAGAACAGTTTCGTGTAGAGTTTGAGTGTGACTTTGTTGGATCTGTTCATACCCTCATATCGCCTCGTAAACTAAAGACTCTTTCTTTCATAAATCCTGTGTACAAAAATGACGAAGGCTTCAAGGTATACGAAAAACCAAAGAAAGATCACAATTACATCCTTATAGCCGATACATCCCGTGGAACAGGCAATGACTATCATGCCTTTACAATAGTAGACATGACTGAGGCTCCGTATAGGGTGGTGGCAACATTTAGGAACAACCTGATGCCTCCAGCCATGTATCCTACAGCCATTGTTACTGCGGCTCGACAATTCAATAATGCTATGGTTCTCATTGAACTAAATGATATCGGTGGTCAGGTTGCTGATATTATCCATGAAGAATTTGAATACGAAGGACTAATGAGTACCTCGGTAAAAGGTAGAAAAGGGCAGGTATTGGATGGTGGATTTAATGCTCAGAATCAGCAAAGAGGTGTAAAGACCACAGAAGTTGTCAAGAGAATTGGCTGTACCACCCTTAAAGGACTCGTAGAGCAAGAAAAACTAATAATCGAAGACTATGATGTAGTGAAAGAATTGTTTTCTTTTGTTTCAAAGAAAAACTCATTTGAAGCAGAAGTCGGACACCATGACGATCTTGTTATGACACTTGTTCTCTTTGCTTGGTTGACAACCCAACTTTATTTCAAAGATGTGGTTGGTGGAAACATATCTATGGAGATGTATGGCAAAGAAATGAAGGCACTAGAAGACGAAATGTTCTTTGGATTTATTGATGATGGGGTTTCCGACCCTCTAGACAGTTCAACCAGTGATGGTTGGACAATTGTGTAAATAGAAGTTTGCACTTTTATACATACCGAAGAACAGGATTGATTCATAGATTTCGCCAAAAAGGAGAGAACACATGGCATTCCAGATAAGCCCAGGAATTAACATTACAGAAATTGACCGTACAGGTGTAATAAACCAAATCGTGTCAACAACAACTGCCGCCTATGTCGGCAATTATAAGTGGGGAGCGGTTAACGAAATAACCCTCGTCGCTTCAGAAAACGATCTTGTAGCAAAGTTTGGTGCGCCAGACGATTCAAACTACAAGGACTTCTTCTCTGCCGCAAACTTTATCGGATATGGAGCACCCCTCCAACTCATCCGTGCATCCAATAGTGCAGCAAAGGTAGCAAATGTTGCTGGTAACGGATTCGATGCAACCAAGATATGGAACACAGCCGAGTGGGAAGCACTCACAAACTACGGTCTTTCAGCCGCAGCAGGAGTCACTGGTGTTCTTTGTGCAAAGTATCCAGGTATCTTCGGAAACTCACTAAAGATTTCATACTCAGATGAAGTTCTTCGCACTCTAGCCTTTGCTGCGGGACTTACTACTGCTGCATCAGTAGATGGTGAAATTGCATGGTCTGGTCAAGTCGCAACCCTTACAATTGGAACTACCGCTGCTGCAAGTGTTGCAGTTGGAGACTTCCTAAAGTTCGGTGATCGCCGCTACCAGTACCCAGTAACCGCAGTTTCTGGTGGAGATGTTTCCATCACAGTTTCTGGTGCAACTTCCGCAGTGCAACCAGTGCTTGTAGGAAAGACACAAGGAACCGCAGTTTGGGCATATGAAAGATTCCTTCCATTCCTCCCAAGCACAAGCGACAAGGCAAAGAGTCTTGGTTACACAAAGGACGAAGTTGCCTTTGCTGTCATTGACGAAGACGGCTTGTTCACTGGTGTTCCAGGCACAGTTGTCGAGAACTTCATTGGTTCAAAGGCTCTGAACGGCACACTAAAGGATGGAGCAAATTTCTATTATCCTCTACAGATCAACTCTGGATATGTTCGTTGGATCTCGCATCCAGCATCAGGAGATCTTGCAGCGGTTCCATCTGGTAAAACATACAGCGATTGGGGTTCAACCTTCAATGCCCTCGGTGCAACAGTTGCTAATGTCAGCGGACCATTCAAGTCACTGAAGAAGAACTTCTATGGTTCTCTAAACGGTGGTACAGATCCAGTTCCAGCAGCAGCAGATATCCAAACAGGATACTCAATCTTTGAAGACTCCGAAAATACAGAGTCCAATCTCTTTATTCAGGGTGGTCACGGAGAAGACATTGCAAGATATCTCGTAGATCTTTGCGAAACCCGTAAGGATGCCATCGCATTCGTCGGTGCAGATCTTGATGATGTCAACAATGTTGCGGGTGCAGTTGCTGTTGACAATCTTGTAAACTGGAAGAACAACATCCTTGCCCGTGAGTCTTCTTACGCCATCATGGATAGCGGTTGGAAGTACCAATACGACAAGTATTCCGATACCTATCGTTGGGTTCCGCTCAATCCAGACATTGCAGGACTTGCAGCCCGCACAGACGCTGCTGCAAACCCCTGGTTCTCTCCAGCAGGATATACCCGTGGTCAGATCCGTAATGTCGTGAAGTTGGCATTCAATCCATCGAAGCCTCTTCGTGATATTCTTTACACCAACGGTATCAATCCTGTTATCACAACATCAGGATCTGGAACCATCTTGTTCGGTGATAAGACCTTGACAACAAAGCCAAGCGCATTCAACAGAATCAATGTTCGCCGCCTCTTCATTGCTCTTGAGAAGGCTGCATCCACTGCTGCTAAGTTTGCTCTCTTTGAGTTCAACGACGAGTTTACCCGTGCAAACTTCATTGGATTGGTAGAACCATTCCTTCGTGATGCACAGGCAACAAACGGAATCTCTGAATTCAAGATTATTTGCGATGAAACAAACAATACGCCAGAAGTTATCGAAAACAACGAGTTTGTTGCAGATATCTACATCAAGGCAAATGCAAGTATCAACTATGTCAAGTTGAACTTCATCGCAACCCGTCAGTCAGCCAACTTCTCTGAGATTGGCGCAGCAGTTAACATCTAATTTCACCAGCACACCAATTAGGGAGTAATCAAAAATGGCAGAATCATTAACAAACTTCATCTCGGGATTCAAGAATCCTGCGAAGACAAATATGTACAGACTTGTCTTCCAGGGCGAGAACGGAGCAGTCATTCCAACAGGACTTGATATCCGTGCAAAGGGTGCACAGTTGCCAACAGCAGATATCGGCGTAATGGAAATTCCTTACAAGGGACGCAAGATAAAGATCCCAGCCGAGCGTTCATTTGCTGAATGGACTGT